CAGCCCTAATCGTGCCAGTCTTGACTAGATATGAGTTGCTGACCGACTTCGTGGCACGAATTGATTACCCAGTCGCACAGTTGGTCATAATCGACAATGGCAACCAGAAACCATCGATTCAATCTGACTTCGTGGAATCAGTGAGCGTGGTCAGCGTGCCGTTTAATCTTGGTGTGCCTGCCAGTTGGAATCTAGGCATCAAGGTCACGCCATTGGCTAGTTACTGGCTCATCAGTAACTTCGATGTGGCGATTCCGGCTGGTGGCCTGCAAAGAATCCATGAGCAAGCCAAGACTGATGCTGTGGTGCTGTCAGGTGTGCCGGGTCGATTCTTCTGCTTCACAGTCGGCGAGAAAGTCATCGAGTGGGTTGGTCTTTTCTGTGAAGGTATTTACCCTGCCTATTTCGAAGACAATGACTTTCATCATCGTTGCAATGTGATGGGCATTCCAGTCATCGATTCCGGCGTGCAGGTCGAACATGCCAATTCATCGACTCTGCATTCGTCCAATGACTTCATAAGTCGAAACAATGTCACTTTTCAGAGTAATGGGGCATTCTTCGAGCAGAAGAAAGCATTGGGTGACATAAGCGCAGGCGAATGGAGTCTGCTAACAGTCAGAAAGAATCGCTGGACGTGATTGTTTACACAGGCGGCACGTTCGACATGTTTCATAGGGGTCACGTTCGATTCTTGAAGGCGTGCAGGGATTTGGCAGGCGAATCTGGGCTGGTCGTGGTGGCTTTAAATCAAGATGACTTCATCGAGCAATTCAAGAAACGCAAACCCATTTGCTCATTCGACGAACGCTATGAAGTGCTTTCAGCCTGCCGATATGTCAATCGGGTCATTCCAAATTGGGGTGGTGCTGACTCGAAGCCAGCCATTCTGAACGTTATGCCAGACGTCATAGCCATAGGCAGTGATTGGAAACCGCCACGCGACTACCACGCACAAATGCAATTCACGCCAGAATGGTTAGACCAGCACGACATTCGATTGGTCTTCATAGATAGGGATTTGGACATTTCAACCACACAGATTCGGGGCAGATTTGACTGAGATTGTGGTCGTGGCTACTGCGCCGGGTCGTGAACATTGGCTGAATGACTGTCTTAAATCCATGCCAAATACGAACGTCATGGTTTTGAGTGACTTCACGTTCGAGCTAGGCAAAATCAAATGGCTTAGAGATAACACCACCATCGACAGATTCTTACTTGTGCAAGACTCAATCATCTTCAAGAAAGAAAGCCTAATCGCAGACCTATTCGCCACAGAAGGGTCAATTTGCCTTATCAACTGCCCTAAACGTTATGGCTGCTACTTCGGCATCTACGAAATGGACGTGATTCGCATGATGGACGTGCCGACAGTCTCGACTAAGGCTGAATCAATTCGATATGAATACGAATGGAATGAGTCTTATGCAGCCAATGCTGGGCAGGTCACCATTGCCTTCGATGACCTACATGACAGCATGGCAAAAGGCGTGGTCGAGCATCACGGCAGGCCAAATCTGTTGATTGAGAATAATTACGTCATCAAATACAAAGGCGACTGGGGGCAGAGAATCGTCACATGGTGATTGACGCCATAACCTTCGGCGGCGAAGTGGACATGCTCGAAGGGCGAATGCATGAGCTGATGCCGCACATCGATTACATGGTCATCATCGAGTCGAATCGCACCTACACCAACAGACCGAAGGTCTATCAGTTTCTAGAACACTTTGACCGTTTCCAGCCGTTCGAAGACAAGTTTCTCTACCAGCCGATTGAAGGTCTTGGGTCGAATGATGCGTGGGCGAATGACTATCACCAAAGACGCTCAGTCGGCACATTCTTATCAAAGATGGGTCTTGATGAAGATGACGTGGTGTTTCTGTCCGACACTGACGAATGGTTCGACCCTGCCTTGATTCCACAGGTCGAGAATCTGGTCTATGCCATAAGGCTTAAAAAGTTACACATGAGCCTGCATTGGTTTCACAAATGGGAAACATGCGGCATCGCTGCCAAGTGGGGCAACTTGAAGGGCAAAGACGTCGATTCGTTGCGCTGGCAACGTGGCACGATGCCAACACTCGAAGGCGGCTGGCATCTGACCAGCATGGGCAGCCACGAATATCTGGTGAACAAAATCAACTCATTCGCCCACCAAGAATTGAACTGGGCAGGCGTTGAGTCTGAATTGCTTGATTGCTGGACTAATGGTCACGATTTGGCTGGTGATTGGTTCACCGAGATAGACATTGATGCCACGTTTCCGCAATGGGTGAAAGACCGAAAAGCACCTGCCGATTGGTATCGTAGGCGGCATGGAAGATGACACCAAAGAGCCTGACTGGGGTTCGAGCTTCGAAGATGGAATCGATTACGTCTTGGATTCGGTAGTAATCTAAGGCTTCAAAATTAGGAGTTTGAATGTCTAACTACACCACAGGCTCAGCAGTCAAGGCGGCTGCCAGAATCACCGACAGCGTGGACGATGCGCTAATCACAGCGGCAATCGAATCAGCCAGCCGTCTGATTGATGGTTATTGCGGCAGGTCATTCTTCGCTGGTGGCACTGCGGTCAGAATCTATGCAGCCAGCAATGACTTCATCGTGCAGATTGATGACATGGCTGGCACGGCTGGTCTGGTCATCAAATCCGACACGCAGGCAAACGGCACATTCGACACCACATGGACTTCAACTGATTACCAACTAGAACCATTGAACCAAATCGCCGATGGTCTTACTGGCTGGCCTTACACCACGATTCGAGCCGTAGGCGATTACTTCTGGCCAATGTCGAACGGTGAAGCATTGGTGCAGGTCACATCTAATCAATGGGGTTGGCCAGCGATACCTGACCCAATCGAACAGGCATGCGTCATTCAATCGCTGCGAATCTTCAAACGACTCGACTCGCCGCTGGGAGTTTTGGGCTTCGGTGACTTAGGCGTGGTTCGTGTAGGCCGTTCACTTGACCCGGACGTGGCGCAGATGATTGACCCATATCGCAGAATGCGCGGCATCTACTAGTGGCATCAATTAGCCAACTGCGCAGCGGCATCGCCACCAGACTGGCGACAATCTCTGGTCTGCGAAACGCTGCAACCATGCCGGCGCAACCAAACCCACCAATCGCGATAGTCATTCCGCAGCGCGTGTCTTATGACACGGCATTCGCGCGTGGGGTGCTGACCTACACGTTCACGGTGCAAGTCATAGTGGGGCAGGTTAGTGAACGCATCTCTCAGTCACTTCTTGACGGTTTTGCATCTGGCAGTGGTGCTAGTAGCATCAAAGTCGCCATCGAAGGTGACAAGACTTTGGGTGGTGTTGCCAGCGACGTTCGAGTGAGTGAGATGACCGCTTACCAGTCGATTGTGGTTGGCGAGATTACCTACATGGGTGCAGAGTTTGAAGTCTCTGTGCTGGCAGATTAGGAGAAACAAAAATGGCAGTATTTGCAGCAACAGATTACAAAGTCACCGTGAACGGCACCAATCTTTCTGACCGTTTGCAATCAGTCGAACTTTCGCTGGAAAGCGACGATTTGGAGACCACTGCTTTCGGTGACACTTTCAGAACCAGAGTCGGTGGATTGAAGACAGGCACAGTCACCCTGACCTTCTTCCAAGACTTCGCAGCAGGTGAAGTAGATGCGACTCTGTTTCCGCTTTACAACACCATTGCGACTGTGGTGATAGTGCCGACCAGCAGCTCAGTTTCGGCTACGAATCCGAGCTACACCACGAATTGCTTGGTGAACCAATATTCACCTTATTCGTCATCGGTTGGCGACATCAGCACCATTTCCGTGTCATGGCCGACCACAGGCACTGTGACCAGAGGCACGGCATAACGTGAAAATGAACCTGCGCGTCACTTACGCAAGTGGCAAGACCGAAGAAGTAGTCGCGTCTGCGGCTGACTTGGTTGCATTCGAAAGCCAATTCAGCCGCAGCGTGGCAAAGTTTGAAACCGAGTTTCGCTACACAGACATCTGCTGGCTGTCTTGGCATTCACTCAACAGACGCAAAAAGACCACCAAATCGTTCGATGAATGGATTGGTGAGATTGATTCAGTCGATTTGGGAAGCGAGACTAACGAGATACTCCCTTTGGAGAGTCAAGCGCAAACTGGATAATCGCCGGTCTTGCGTGTGAGACAGGCATCGCACCATCGGCATTGATGCATGAATCTGACCGTATGATTGTCACGATGCTGCGCTATCTGCGCTGGAAGGCGACAGAGACTAACAAACCGAGAAGGTGAAACGTGGCATTCATTGGATTCAAGGTCGATGGGGTCAATGAACTAACACGCTCATTCAGTCGATTCCCGAAAGACGTCAGACAGAACATCAACAATGCAAGCCGCACTTTGGCCAAAGAAATTGCAGACGAATCACGCAAGACTGCTGCTGGACAGGGCAGACAGGCATCGCTGGCAGCTCAGGGAATCGTTTCAGCGGCAGGTCGTGTGCCCACAATCAAACTTGGCGGCACACAATCGTTACGAAGCAGGCGTGGTCGAAGGGTCACACGCGGTGATTTGATATTCGGTGCAGAGTTTGGGTCGAATAACTTTCCACAGTTTCCACCACGTTCACCCAGAGCAGGTCGTGGAAATGAAGGGTATTTCTTCTTTCCAACAGTCAAAAGAATGGGCGGCACGATTTACAAGCGTTACATCGATGCCGTCGAAGATTCGCTAAGAAAGGCTTCGTCGAATGGCTAACGAACGCCAGATTACAGTCAAACTCATTGGTGATTCATCATCTGCCGAACGCTCGTTTCAAGTCGTATCGAAGCAGGCACAAACACTCTCAGGGCGATTCCGCACAGTAGAAAACAATCTGCTGAAAACCGGCGCGGTGATTACTGGTGTGGTCACTGCCGTCGGATTCGCATTGAAGGGCGCAGTCGATGCCGCATTGGAATCGCAGAAGATAAGCCGTCAGACCGAAGCCATAATCAAAGCCACTGGTGGCGCGGCAGGTCTAGCGGCATCAGAAGTCGGCAAACTCTCAGAAGCTTTGGCATTCAAGACTGGTGTCGATGACGAAGCGATTCAATCCAGTCTGAATCTTCTGCTGACATTCAAACAGGTTCAGAATGTCGCTGGCGAAGGCAATGACATATTCAATCGAGCATCGCAGGCAGTGCTTGATTTGGGCAACGTGTTTGGTTCGACGGATTCAGCAGCCGTCCAATTAGGCAAGGCACTATCTGACCCGATTCGTGGTGTCACTGCACTTCGTCGCTCAGGCATCAACTTCACCGAATCGCAGCAAGACCTAATCAAATCTTTGGTCGCAAGTGGGCAATCGCTCGAAGCCCAGAAGTTGATTCTTGCCGAAGTCGAATCTCAGGTCGGCGGCACGGCAGAAGCTACGGCGACTGGTTTCGGCAAGATGCAGGTCGCCGTCGATAACGTCAAAGAAAGACTAGGCACGATATTTCTGCCCATATTGGAACGCTTCGCCAACTTCATTAGCAATTCGGTGCTGCCACGAATCGATGACTTCATCGACAGATTCAACAATCTCGATTCTGGCACGAAGGGCACAATTGCGGCCATCACAATCTTCACGGTGGCACTTGGCCCGGCACTCATAGCGATTGGTCTGACAATCAAGGCAGTGCGGTTGCTTGGTAGCGCATTCGTCTTCTTGCAGAAACGCGCTTTGCTCATTCCGTTGGCGATAGTCGCCATAATCTCGATTTTGGCCATGCAGGTCAAGTCGCTGCAAGTGGGTGTGCAGGCCACAGATAACTTCGTCATCAAGTCACTGGTCGCCTTCAATAACATGCTCAAAGGTCTCAGCGACTTCGGCAATAAGTTTGCCAGATTCATCGAAGGTCTAATCAATCCGCTAATCGATTTTTACAATAAGACCGTAGATGTTGCGAAGGGTCTGCGGTCTGTCTTCGGTATCGAAGTAGCAGCGGCAGATGACAATCTCAAACATCTGGCGAAGGTCACCCTGCCAAACGTCACGTTCAACATCGATGGGGTCATCGATGCCACTAGGCGCGGATTCAAATCACTCGGTGACTTGGCGTTTCAAGCGAGTGAGTTGGAGAAAGAAGCCAACGCACTCGCGACTGGAATGGACGAAGTAGCCACAAGTGCTGACAAAGTTGGCAAGGGCAGCACTAAGGCGAAAGAAGAAAGCGTCAAACTCTCAGGCGCATTCCGCACGACGTTGCAGGCGGCACAGGCTTTCGCGCGTGGTGCTAGTGAATTGACTCGCGAACTTGGTGGCGACCTAATCGCATCGTTCACGTCGAAGATTCTCATGGCAGGCAAGGTCACCAAAGACACGGTGAGTGACTTCAAAGATTTGGTCTCTGAAATCAAAGACAGGGTTTCAAACGCTCTGTCTGTGGCAAATCAGAAACTCGATGAAGCCGTCGTCAGATTCAACGCCTATCGCGACAGCATCGCCGA